TTAGCTGATAGGCAGAACCATCAGTAGCAACAGTGCGACTAACACCGCGCAAAGGATTGGTTTGACGCAAAGCTACAAACACAGGGTCATAGCCAGTTCGACCGCCAACATTGTAACCAGAACCATAACCGGCAGGGTTGCCAAGCAAAGAACTTTCTTGCAAGAAAGCATCATGTTGGTCAACAGACTCAAACAATTTAATTTCTTTTTGTTTGCGACCTTCAGACTTGTAAAAATCGCGGATTTGTTCTTTAACAGCGCGATTAACTTCTTGACTAATAGTCTTGTAAGTTTTGATAACAGGAGGCGCTTGCACTTCTGCTAGTTTAGCTTCCAGTGCGCTGATTTTCTCGTTTAATTCTACTTTTACTGCTTCGGCGGCTTCGGCAATTTTAACTTGTTGGTTAGCTTCAATTGCGTCTAGCTTTTCGGTGATTTTTTCGATCATGGTAATTCCTTTAGATGCGTTTATTTAAAAATTGCATTAACTCTCTAGCTTCTAACGCTTCGAGAATCTCAGCTTCACTTACCACCGCATCCGAATCACTCTGAATTGGGGTTTCTTCAAGTTTCTCTGGGACATCACGTCCTTCAAGAATTCGCTTGAAAATACTAGACGCGGTGGTCGCATCCTTTTTAGAAAACCCTGCCTCACGCAAAGTCTTCTCTAACATTCTTGGGTTTAACTGTCCTTCAGCACTGAAGTATTCCAGTTTTTGAATTTCTGCATTTGGATTGTTTGGATACATTACTACTGAGACTTCTCTTAAGCCACCTTTAGTAATCTGAAAGTATCCTTCTTCGTCTGCATCATCGCCCATAGGCATACCTGCTTCATCTACCATTTGCGCTTCATCCGCATACGCGCCTACAGATACCCCACCAAACATCTTTGGTGAAGCCTTTAAAATTTCATGCAAATCAGAACCGCCTACGGTATTCATGTATAACTTACCTTTGGCTTCCATACCTGTTTTGGTAAAGTTAAATTCGTTCCATTCACCGACAGGCATACCCATGTCATTATGATTAAGGAACATAGGCAAAGGTTTATCACCCTTTGAGAATTCATCTGCCCATTGTGCGAAGCCTTCAGGCTGGTAGTTAAAACGTCTACCGTCACTGCCTTCTCTAGCGCCCCAAGAGGTTACAACAGCCTCAATAGTGCCGGAAGGTGAAACGCTTTCATCAGCGTCAACGCCTAATTTAACTTGTGCTTCGCAAATTAGTGTGTAATTTTTCATGTATTACCCCATTATGGATAGATTGATTATCGTCTGTTATTTTGTGGGGTCGAACGTGCTTTTTCGGTAGTTTAACATCAACTTTCCGAACTTGTGAAGTCAAAATCCAAACCAGTTTGCTTATTGGTTTCACTTCTTACCAATATTCATTTTGCGAGTTTGACTTCCACCGCCGCCGCCTGTGTCTTGTGGCGATTGACCATTCATAGGTTCAACCGCTTTACTATCTTGTTTTAATTCGTCAGCACCTTCTATTTTTGCAATATTCAGATACTCTCTTGCTTCGTTAGGTGTAATGATACCATTAGTTACACCCTGAACTGCAAAGTTCATCTGGTCTAATGCCGCACCCTTCAAGAAATCTTTAGTATCAAACCTTACGCAAAGATTTGGATAACCTTTTAGCAAATGCTGATTTAATTTCTGTTCAATACTTATAACCATTGGGTACATGGTCGTTTTATAAAACTCGTCTAGCATAGTTTGAGTGTTATTAAACTTACCATTTTCTATACCTATCATTGCCGGATGAATTCCAAACAATCCGCAGATACGTTTCATGGTCATTGTTTTTAATGCCGCCGCATCCGCGTCTTGCAGGGTTAGCATATTGATGGGCGTGTATTTCATGCCTTGATCTAACAGCATACCTTGACCTGCTTTAGACTGGTCTACGTTTCTGGAACCAGTCATAGCGTTCCATGCTTCCTTTAATCTCTGTGCAACCTCTTTATACTTTGAATCAGGTATAACTTGTTCTGTGGTAAAAATACCGGACGGCTTTGCACCGTTTTGCATAATAAAGTTTGAATACAAATCAATGTCTTGGTCTAATGCAACTAATTCTGTTGCTAAGATACCTTTATTAAAACCTGCCGAACCCTGCCACGCGGCTTCTTTAACGTGCATTACCTGATGTGCAGGTAACGGTTCTTCTTTGGAGAATCCAAACGAAGAAGTAGAGAGTCTGTAAGACGGGTATCTAGCAGGAGTCAATTGAACTGTTATAAGCGTAGAGTCTAAATTATACATTTCAATCGGAGTCTGGCTTGCGTCCTTTTGGTCTTTTCTCCACCATAAGGTAAACGATTCTCCGGTAATATCTTGCCACATACACCACTGATACCAAAACTCGTAAGTAGACTGAAAGTTGTTAGGATTGTTTAACAGGTTTAAAACCTGCTTTGCTTTCGCTTTATCTCTAGTAGATGACTGTTCCGATTTCAACGCGTCTACAAACGTCCCGTCATCCATCTTATACATTATGCTAATAGGTAACTGCGCTAATGTCCTAGCCTTAGTCCCCACGCAAGACATGATGGTTGAATTGCGAGTCAGTAATGTAACGTCTACCGTCCTACCTGCAACCGTAGAACTTCCGGTGGTTACATAGAGTAATTGAGTAGTTGGATTCTGTTTACTGTTGACGTTAGCAACAACTTGATTACCCAATTGCAGTTGACCGAAGACTGTATTTGCTTCGTTCTGAGTATTCGTTTTACGTTTGAAAACGTCCAGTATTCCCATGTTTACATCTCACTTTCGCACGAAATGCTATCAAAAACTTCTGAATCCATAACTACTATTTACCATAGGATTATCTAACGCGCAATGGAAAGCCATAATCATCGCAATGATACCGTCAACTTTTGCCGATGGGTCTGCACTATTCTTCCTAACTTTTTTATTACCGTTTACGTCTTCATATACTTCGCAGTTTCCTAGTTGCCATAAAACAAACGGGTCGTGGTCATGTGAAATAGCATGACTCAATATTAATTTCTCTACGTGTTTAGACGGGTTGTTTAAAACCGCCATACCTTGACCAATCTTTTTAACAGGCATACCGTTTTCATATAACTTACTTACTAATGCCGCCGCGTTCCACGCATCAAACCCAATCTCTTTGGCTTCGTATTTAACAGTCTGGTCTTTTATATAACTTTCTATCTCAGTGTAGTCAGTGACATTGCCTTCAGTGAGTTTAAGGGTTCCTCGATGCACAGCCTGGGAAAAGATTGGCTTATAATGACTAGGTATAAAATCCAAACTATCTTCAGGCAAGAAGAATTTAAACTCAGCATGATATTGTTCTTCGCTATACCTGTGCAAAGTGCAGACAGCGTTAAGGTCGCGGGTAGCCGCCAAGTCAAACGCAATAAAGGTAGCTTCCGGTGAGTCAGGTCTATCCTTTGGTGATTCTTCCCAATGTCTAGTTTCTATCCACGCAGAGTTAGCAGATACCCAAACATTAAACGTCTTGCAGAGAAGTTCATTTATAGACGATGGCTTAGACTGTGCTTCCTTTACCTTTTGTTCAATGGCTTCCTCGTTTACCGAGACTCCATGCATAGGATTGACTTTCTTCCATGTCGCAGGGTCTTTCCAATCGTCACCTTCGTCTAGCCCGTAAAGCAATCCAAACCACCTTGGGTTATCTTCGGCTTTACCAGTAAGTATAGATTTTAGGTATTGATAGTTCTCAAAGAACAAAGTCTCTTTAGTAAATGACGCGGTGGTGATGTAAACACGCAAGGGATTGGACCGCGCTACCATCCCAGAATGAATAACCTCGATAGAGTTTCTTTCCGTGATTTGGGCGGCTTCGTCAATAATTGAAACCGATGGATTTTTACCGTCACCGGTTTTCTTACTGTCTCGACTTAACGCCATAAATTTACTTTGGCTATCAGTCGATTTCTTAATGTCATACCTGTATACAGAATACTGCGCTGACAGTTGTGGCGGCATCCCTTCGATAATACCTTTAGCCACATCAAACACAATACTAGCCTGTTCTTTGTTTACCGCAGTGCAATACACCTCCGGTCCCGCTTCACCAAACTGTAGTTCGTAAAGAGAGATAATAGAAATCAAAGTAGACTTGGATGCTTTGCGAGGAATAAACAGTATAACGTCCTGCACCATTCTGATGGTCGGGTCTTTTTTATCCCTGAACCCATATATTGCACAAATAAGCAAAACTTGAAACGGCATTAGAATCATCGGTTTGCCAGCCATCTTGCCTTTGACATGCTTCATCTTGCTGACAAAGTTAAGGACATGCTGAACCGGTTTGGGATTAAACTCCCATCGCCATTCTTTATTTTCTAACTGGTTGAGGAATCGCTGACACGCAAGCTGAACGTCTTTGCATACGTCTATGTTGCCTAGAGAAACCTCTCTTGCGTAATGAACTCCATCTTCCCATTTCATGCGAACTTAGGTCCTTCTAACAGTTCGTCTATCTCGGTTGGCGTATTAGACCTTTTTGGTCTGCCACTAGGCACCAAGCCAAGCATAGTTAAAAGTTGCATGAATCTTGCCAAAGCCGAGTCTCGAATTTTCTGATTAGGGTTAGCCATCCGCGCACCGTTATTTGCCAACTCCACCAATCCTTCGGTCAAAATAGCATTGGTTGCTTTGACGTAAGTATCCATCTGGTCGGCAATCAAAGTAATGATGTGCTGGTCAAACTCAACGTCCACACCATAGGCTTCAACCATAGCCTGTCTGACCTCTCCCGCAAATTTTTCCTTATCCCAAAGAGATAAGTCTTTTAGCCAGTGCGCTAAATTGGCTTCACGCAAGCGCAATTCAACCACATTTGAATTTAATTTTGCCATCTCACACCATCCAAACAGTAATAGGGGGGATATAACTATAGCACACGTAAAAATTTAGC